TTGAAGAAATATTCCAAACACAGCTGCAATTACACCTATCCATTTGAGATAGCTGTCTGGGCCACCCGAAGGTGTGCTGGGAGAAACTTCTTCAAACTGAGCCTGCATGTCCGAAAGTTCTTCTTGCAGGCGTTTCTTTTCTTTTGAGAGTTCCATAGCAAGACTTGCGGCCTTGCCCATCTGTCTTTCTTCTTTATATTCTACTTGCGTACCTTCTTCTTCAGACATAATATATTTTCCCTACGTTCAATTAAATTTGAATCTTCTATCTACGTGCCTAACTTTAGATATTGCATGATCATAGATGTAGGCTTCTTTGATTGGGCCATCAATGTTCTTATCCCAATAGTCCAAGAACTTTCCAATCCTTGGATAGTCTGGTAGTTGGTCTTTTGTTTGCCAAATAAATTCATTCACTACACTTAAATAATCTGGAATATAATAAACTACCTGTACTGATGCAACAGTCCATTTTTTGATTATGATCTCTACCACGCAAGGTTACCTCCATGTATAAAGTTTTTGTTATGGTAATTCGCTTTCTTTATAGTGAAAAAATGATTCACTATTAAATGACTTATCACAAATGTACATATCAAAATGTGGTTTTGTTCCCACCTCTAAATGGTGATATTTACATCCCCATTCTTCTAATTGATTACGAGTGAGTTCTGTAAAATCATCCCCCGATACGCACCCCCTAGCAGTCCAATATGTAATGATATGTCCCTTATCATATAGGTCATTAATGACATCTATTCTAGCATAATGTGGTGTAGCTTTACTATATTGTGATGCCTCATCAATCTTATACTGAAATGGAGTATCACATATTGTTCCATCAACATCAACGTATATTATTTTTTTCGCTTTCATTCTCAATTAACTTCATCTAGATATTTCAAATCGTTTTTTGCTTCTTCAAGTTGTTCATACACCATTTTTAGAGCTTCCTTTTGTGCGGCAGCATGTTCTTCGATAACCTTTTCAAATGTTGCTATTCTGTCCGTCACTTGTTGTCTAACTTTTGGATACATACTATTTGGCAACTTTTCATATTTATTTTCCTGACTCATCCACCTGCTCCATTTGTTTTTTGTTACTAATTTCTTGTCTTCGTTTAGACAAATTATATAAAGCTGCAGCTATTTCTTGTAGTGCCTTATCATCCATATAATCTAGATAATTAATTATTCTCATTTTCCTTGTATCATTATCAAGTTCAAGTTCCATCTGACCATACTCCTTTTGGGTTATTTTTGGTTTTATGTCTTTCCATTATTAGCTTCCTTGCTGAAGGATTGTCTTCATTCCACCTTTTGGCCCTAGCTATACACAATTTTTTATTTTTCTCATACCACTCTTTTTGATTTTTTCTTTTCTTCTTACTATTCTTTTGTTGTTCTAGAACTGCTTCTTTATTTCTATGATACCACTCTCTCTTTTGTCTCTTTCTTTGAGTATTTTGATTCATAATTTCAAAGAGTTGATGAAAGTTGTCCCTATGCAAGAAGCTCTCTCCAGCCGTATTTACATATCCAATAAGAATCTACAATATCAGTTGTAGGATTCGTTAGTTTATTTGATTTTGGTCTAAGGGTTTTCTGAAGGTCTGATGGTGTATTAGATTCCTCATAAAATGCGTCACACATTAATTCCTTATTAGCATTACCTTTCCCTGTGGCATATTTTTTAATAACTGTGGGTGGTATTGATGTGAAGGTCTGGTTTGCTTTATACATTTTATGTTTGAGTAATCCAGAATTTTCTGCAACAGAACGAACATAAGATTTGCCAGAAGTAGCAAATGCATATCCCTCTATGAATACTTGACATCCACCAATTTTACTCATAGTCCAATCTGAAAGTAGATCATGTCTTTGTTCTTCTGTTTCCCATTCTGGATATGTCTCTGCGTGCAAATTTAAAATCTCATGTTGGGTGGCCCGTTTGAGTCGTTGTGCAGTTTCCAAATAATATACATCACACATATCAAAACTAAAGTGTCTATTATCATTTGTCTCTTTCCATACGCATATTGCCGGTGATGTTAGTGAATAATCAATCCCAGCCAGTTTCTTCATCATGTATAATACTCTCTGCAGGTTCTTCAATCAGATTACTGCAGAAAGGACAACATTCAATAGCCTGTTTAGGCTTTTCATCTTTCATTTTATATTTAATGACATATTCCTTATCGCAGTAATCGCATAATATCTCATAAAGTATATAGTCATCTTCATTTATCTTAATTTCTATAGGCATCAATTCCCTTATTATAATTTAAATAGTATCTTTAAGAGTTAGTGGTTTTTTACTTTGCTCTTCTTTTATTTTACGTTTTACTTCTAGTGAACATTCAAATGAAAGATCGTAGATGTATTTATGAATTTGAGGTGAAAGTGCCATATTTGCCCCAATCACTTTCACAAACCTTTCATACTCATAGTCTTTTTCAAATCCATCTACAGTACATTTGACCACAGAGAATACTTGTCTTGCTGTCATCACTCGTTGTACATTGGGATTCATAGCCATACTGAGGAAATATTTTGCATACCAATATTCCTTCTCTACATGGGGCCAAGGTTTGGGGGTTTCTTTTTTTGTTTCCGTTACTTCAGTTTTAATTTCCTTTTCTGGTTTTGTTTGTCCAAAATTTACTGTACACCCTACGAATAATATAGTAAATATAATTATGATGATTGAATTTTTCATCTAATCCTTGTTAAATTATTTCACAACCCCCGGCCACACACGCCAACTCTTGACTTGCTATGGTATAGTCTTGTGATTCGTATTTTGATAGCTCTGCCCAATCCACATTTTTAGGCATCGTCTTTAAGGCTTCTTTATACTCTTCCTCTGTACAATCTTGATATGGTGCCTGACGATATACATGCTCACTGAATGGAAGAAATGATATACCACTAATAGAATCAAAATGTTCATACACCCAAGCTGCTACTTCAACCCACTCATCCTCCTTTACGGAGATTGTAACAGATGGTTTATGTTCACACCAACTCGTTGCATAAACTTTCCATAGTTCTAATTGTTCCAATGCAGTCATGTCCATACGACATATTGCTCCTTTTGGAGTTTTCATTGGAAACGAAAAAACTGTCGTATGTTCTGGTTTTGTCACATCTACCTCATTTGGAAATCCCATATCTTGCATGAGTTTACACAGAGGATCTTTATTGTCCGCCCTTACAGTACGGATATAAAAAGGATTATGCCTGGCATGAATACCAGAAGCAGAATCAACAAGCTGAGAAACAGTACCACTAGGTTTGACACAAGTAATGGCTGCACTAGTGGGGATTCCGAGTTTTTCAGACCATTCTTTATTCGTTTCATAGGCGATATCTCTAAGTTCTTCTAACAGGGTATCTAATCCCTTTTTAGATCCATTTGTAAGAGGACTATCCATTATTCCTGTAAGTGATACTCCCAATAATCGTTCCTCGTCACAATTCTTTTTCCACTCTCTTGAAAGATATTTGAACTCGGTAAGGGTAGATTGAAATGTTCCAAGGATAGCCGCAGTTCTAACTTTTTCTTTGAGAGATTCGCGAGTGTCCTCTCGTCTGACAACGCATTCAGAAAGGTTGCAGAATTCTCGTGACCGTAAAATGATCTCGCTGCATGGATTTGTACCAAAGTCCTCTCTGGCAACTCTTCTAGTAATAAATCCTCCATCTCCATCTTCGTACCTCTCATTTAATTGTTCAACTGTGTTTTTGGCTGACATACCATTATAAATTCCTCTTTCTCCTGACTTGGAGTCATAGAGGGATAACCACTCTCGCATAAAAGTGCCAACGTCTGGTTTTTCTTTGTAGTTGACTGAGTTGTTCGCAAGGGCTCTTTGGACGTTGTGATTATACCAATCACCATGCTTGGCGAAACGCATCTCACGATCATTAAGATTAGATAGACTAATAAGAGCAGATCTACGGACACCACCTACAACCACAATTTCTGCAGTCTTACATACAATGTCATGACATTCTACTGGTTTTAATTTCCTACCTAAAGCGTTCTTAAAAGTATTTATTGTAAATTTAAACAAATCTACCAATGGTGCTGGGCCAGAAGCCCGTCCACCAAAGGTCTTGAGGGGTGCACCGGCTTCTCTTACCTTAGATACATCCCACTTTGGAATATGACCACCATATAACAGTGATATCAATTCTTTAAATGCCTTTGCCCATCCTAACTTTGAATCTGCAACAACAATAAGAGTATCAGTATCATATAGTTCATCTGGTACTACTGGTAGTTGATTGGTGTGTTCTTCTTCTACAGAAAATCCTACTCCTGTGCCATTCATCAATACATAAAGGATTTCATCAAACGATCT